CTACTTTTCCTAATAGACCTGTAACCATTCCCTTTAATGCTTTTACAGCACCGCCAAATACTTTACCTGGTATTCCTTTAATAACACTAAACACTTTTCCGATTTTGCTTTTTAAAGTTTTTAAAAATCCTTCAAATGCCTTTTCACCAAACATTTTTTTTGCTGCACTTGTAACAAGAGTTGTAATTTTAGCAAATTGATTTTTAAGTATTTTGAGCCCTGCTGTAAGGGCACCTTTACCGAGGATTTTTTTTAGTCCCTTAAACGGTCCTGTATCCATTAACCCACTAAATAGCGCTGCAAGTCCAGCAACAACTAGTCCTGCTCCTGCTAAAAGCGGTAGAAGAGGTCCAAGAAGTCTGCTCGCAAGAGCCACAACTTGCTTGCCAATATTAAAAAGCATGCCTGGTATACCTGCTAAAAATTTACCCAGAGACGCACCAAGTAACATTAGCGGTCCAAGTAATTTTTCAAACCAGCTTTTAGGTTTTTCTTTTCTATCTCTTGCAAGAAGGTATTTGTAGATACTATCAGTTAATTCGTAATTGTCTTGATTATCGGCGTGAATTTGATTAAGATTTGGCTTAAGTGTATCGCCAATTATGTTTTGAAGTTTAACCTCGGTCTCCGGAGGAATTATTATATTGACACTTTCTTTGTGTAGAGGTGAAGTAGCTGGTCCCGCTGGTTTTTTGAATAAGCTTGTAACTGTATTCAGTAATCCACCGAATAATCCGTCTGATGATTTACTCTCTTTGTCCTTAGGTTTTTTTGCCAAATCGACAATCCGTACCGGTAGCACTTTAATACTTGAGGGTATTGTCGCAGCTGATGCTGAAACAAGCTTTATATTTGAAAGTGCATCGGGTTTTTTATCATCTGTCTTTGCAGTTTCTGCTGGTGGTAAAGTTGATGTTGCTTGATTCTTATCTGAAGATTTTTCCTTGTTTTTCTCTTTTTGATACTCAATTAATGTATCAAATTTTTTGAGTAGATCTTGTTGGTATACACCGATAGCGTCAACTTTTTGTCCTATGACTTGCTGAATTTTAGCAAGAGCATTAACCTGAGACTGCTGTAGCTCACTAATTTTTTCAATGCTTTTGCTAAGTCCGATTATAGGATCACCTAGCGCAGATTGAAATTGATCGTATGTAATGCCATCCATCTAGATTATTTATCATAAAACAACCCAGATAGATGAATGATCAAACTCTAGACACTAAAGAAACTCCCGTCGATTTCAATATTTGTATCACCGATAGTAGTAAACTTTGCTTCTACATCTCTATACGTTTTAATAAATTCTAAAATCTTATTTGTTAGTGTTGAGGGAAATTTTTCAATTATTGCAACTTTATCCTCTATCTTAAGGTTATCGAAAGAGAGGACTGTGTCTCCTGTTTCAGCTTTAAAAGTTACCGTGCGGATAAACTTAACAATCTCGTGTATAAAGAGCTCTCCAACAAGAGTTTTAATATCCTTATCCTGTAGGCCCTTTAATTTATTAATTGTTGAAGAGCTGATATCTCTATCCACGCTGAGTGTTGGTACAGATAAATCAATACTAAGATTTTGTACATTAACAGTTGTAGCGAGTTTATCTGCTGTTACAGCAATGTTAGGGATTTGTTTAATGACATCGTTTAAATCAATGGTTACATCGTTAGTTGTGTAGATACTGTCAAGACCGTTTTGACGTAGGGAGAGCGCGATGGCTGCACGGTCAAATACGTATAGAGTGTTTATGTCGATGGTGTCGATTATATTGTCTTGTATAATGCTGTAAAAATTTACTATAAACGATAACTTCGTAAGTGTTTCATCAACAGATGACTTCAAAAGATCTTTTTGTTGTCTAAGATTTAGATTTTTAAACTTAACGGTCTTTTTAAGGGATGGAATAAAGATATTAATACCTGTAGACTCGTTGAGTGTGTCTAACTGTTTAAGAATATCACTTACATTGTTGCTCATGTTTTTATTTACTTAAGGTGGTGCTAAATTCAAGCCGGGATCTGGATTTTGACTCTTTGACTCCTCTCGCTTATCATCTTTAAAGATATTAATATAAAGTGAAAGTTCTGCTGGAGTGGAGGTCTTAATTAGCTCGTAGTCTAACTTTACCTTATTAAGGAGAGCGTATTCTAACTCATAAAGTGATATCAGACTTCTCTTAAAGCATATTTTTAAAAATTCAATTATAGAATTAGAGAAAAGATTAAGAGGTATCTCGATTGATTGATTTGTTTTGGAGAACGGCGATTGTATTGAGAGTAAATTAATATCTTTAAGTGTATTGCTAAAGCTCGTAAGATATTCTTTTGCATCCTTTAACACAGCGGTCGGTAGATGATCTATAATTTGTTCTTTTGTAGCTGAAATATCTTTACCGTTGAGTGTTATTTTTTTTATTATAGTATTAATGACGTCAAGATCTGTAATTGCTAAATTTAACATATCTGGCATGCCTAATTCAATAGTGAGTCCGTTATATGTTTTAACGGAGCTATAAATGTTATCTGGTAAATTTAATTGCTGTAATGTTTGAATTATATCAAACAGCTGCACGGTAAATTTAAAAGTTGATTCGGTTTCAGGGCAGGTTGCTGTTAATTCTAAATCAGGTGATATGCAAATAGAGCGAATCGTAAGTAATAAAATAAGTTTATCTATAAAAGTGTAACTTGCTACATCAGGCTCATCGATGCAGAGGTCGTTCAATAGGTCGTCAAAAAAGCTAGCGATGATAACACTATTATCATTGGTTATATTTTTGACAAGATGTTTAAACCTATTATACTGCAATTCCTTAATTAAAACAGTTTTTTTGCATCCTGGTAAATAAGTTGTATAGACGAATTGTCTCACAAGGCTTACTTAATTATTGCACCGAGAAATTCAAATTAAACAGGTGAGCCAAATCCTTTAAATAGACTTGGATTAGTAACTTGTGGAAAGCCGTTTTGTGCAAAATTCTTAATAATTTCAACAATCGGTAAATATAGATTGTTTGTTACTGTGTAATTAGAGTATGTCCAACGAGTATTAAAGTTGGCTAGCTTTTCCTCTGTGTATTCAAGGGTTTCTTCATTTACTGTAAATGGTACACAGTTATAAAAATTCCAAATTTTACGCGGAATTTGCGATACACCGGCTCTTGAGCGTGTATATTGCATTACGTGTACATTTACTTTCATGTTTTTAAGTGCTTCAGCAGGGTCGTCAGGGTTTCGTGCAACAAAGCCAAAGTGTGATGCAAGAATAACCCACGGTCTAATTACAAAGTCGATAAACGATGTATTGGTCTCACGGAATTGTAAATCTAATGTCGGTGCCTCGCCATTTCTGCCACCGGCAATCACACCCGGTAAGAACCCTCTGTTGTTTTCAACGTGTGCACTCTCCACGGTAAAAGCTTCGTTGGGAATAGTTACAGAGCTTGCAAAGAGACATCCTATAACTTTTTGTGTTGCGTAATTTGTAAGGACATTTACTGCACCATCTATATCAAACCCCGCTTTTGAACCATCTATACGCTCTAGTCCTTGTATTATTGATGTCTTAAGACCTGCGGGATACTTATCTATTAAAACAATCCATTGTGTTGACATGGGAATAGCGGTAAACCACGATTCCATCTGAGTTAAAAAATAATTTCGTGTACTGATAATCGGTACACCGGGAATATTAAGCCCGAATAATTGTGTTACCTGAGGAGCAAAAAGGGGATTGGATCCTGTTCCAATCCCCGCAATATTTTCGCCTAGACTGTTAAGTGCACTACTAAAAGGATCATTCACCTAATTATTTAATTAAGGCGAACGTCTTTATACGTTAGGACTGTCTTGTAAAGTAGTGATAAGCCATTGTAGCGGTAAACTCAATGGTTTGTCCGGTACCAGCAGCCATACTATATGTAAGTGCACCAACACTACGTGGTGAGCAGCCAATAAGGTTGTACTGTGCTACTCTATTCATCTTATTATCAAGCTGAAGAAGACTAATTACTGAAGTTGCCTTCGGAGTGAGGTAATCACCTGTGCTATTAGCATCATCAAAGGTGTAACGTGACCAATCTTCAAACTTTTGTCTAAGCTTTGACTTAGAATCAGCGTAGAATACAAGACTGTACGCTTCAGAGCCTGGATAAGTTGCGTTACCAGGAAGATTAAAGTTAAGGCCCATGTATGGAACAGGGACGTTTGTGATTGCTCTTTCAGGTAGTGTTGCTGTCTTTGCATATACAAGGTCATCATCACCGAAGGAAATGACTGCTCCTGATGCATCTGTGGCTCCACCGGTGCTGATAGAGAGAACACGGAAGTTAAAGTCACGTGCGAACTCTCTACCTGCAGCTACTCTGTAGAAGTCTTGGATTAGTTGGTTTGTATCGGCCATATTATGTAATTATTTAATTGTTTTTCGTTTACTTTATGCTACGATTTCAGAGAAGTTTTGATTCGTTCTAGTTGCGTAGAAGTTAACAAGTACGAACTCGGCTGTTCTGACCGGCTTGATGTAAATGTCAATTACCAATGAATTATCGTCAATAACAGTAGGTGTATTATTGCGTTCGTCGCAAATTAACAAGTAATCATATAATCCACTTGTATTCTTTGCATTATCAAAGACTGGTGTGAGGATATTTCTAACTTGTGTTCTTGTGAATAATGTATTTGGCTCGAAAACAAAGTTTCTTGCAACAGCATTGGTTTGATTTTCCAGTGTAAGGAATAATCTACGAACATTAATGCGATCAAACGCACTAGGCTGCTTAAGAGCTGTCTTTTGACCATATACCACGAAGCCTTCATTCGGGAAGTAAGCGATTGGGTTAAGTGATAGCTTATAAAGCTGATCACGCTGCTTTTGCTTAGGATAAAAGGCGAGATCTGTTATACCGTTGATAGTGCCGCGTGCAAAGCCTGCCGGCGCAATCCATGGCTGATAGTTACTATCTGTATTAGCCATGATAGCTGCAGCAAAACCTGAGAAAGGTACCCAGACCTGTCTATTTGAAGCTTGATCTGCAACCTTAACGACGTTAGCATATATTGCTGTATAGCTATTATTTGTTGAGCTATAGAGATTACGCAGCGGCCAGTAGATATTATCTGAGAAGTTGTTAGATGGATTATCTAATGTCTTGACATTGTTCTGTACAAAGATGTTTGTAAGCGGATCAGCTATGAAAAGGTGATCCTTACGACGTCCTGCAGCAAATTCTATGAATTGTGTTGCAACAGCGCGGTAGTTTTGTACGATATCTGCTGTTTGACCTGTGCCATCCTGCGCAGTTAGCATTGCGAAGTCAGTGCCAACATATGGAAGACTGTCATCGAAGTAACCAGATGTCGCTGGATTGAATGAATTGGCGTAAATTGTGCCGAGACCACCTTCACAGGTAATGTTAATCGGGTACAATTCTGCGTTTTCAACTGTTTCAAACATTGATGTGAGCTTTGCTGGTACATTTCCGATTGACTTTGTAGCAAGATCAACAGCGCTATAGTCACCGAGAGCCATAAGCTCGCTGGTTGAACCATATGCGTCAAGCAAGCTCATATAAACAGCTGTGGTACATCCCATTCTAGTTGCATATGTTCCGTTATCGCCGTCTGTCTCGCCTGGAAATGCAGTAGCACGTGGTGTACTTAAGAAACGTACGCTACGCTGAGGCACTCCTGTGCTATCTAACCAGCTTCCTACGTTTTTATTAGAAATATATGGATTTACAAGTGCAATAATATTCTTTGAATTGTCTTCAACATCTTCTAAGAAGTAACTTGACGCAGGCCCGCCGTTAGGGTTATTAAGCTGTCTGTAATAATCAAATGATGCGTTATACCCTTCTTGTAGGACGTAGTCGAGCTGAATAGTATCAGGCGAGAATGTTGACTGTCTAAGTTTAAATACACCGAGGTTAATGGTATCAGCGTATGTAGAGGTAGATGTATCAAAAGTTGCAATATTTTCAATTACTTCTGATACACTGTTGCTAATTCCTGTTGAAGTAGCTGATAGTGCGAAGTTTAGACGCTGTGTCGGTACCCATGTATAAGCATTAGGTGTTGCATAAAAGCCTGGTATAATAAATTTTTCGGAAGTATTGACAGAGCGTACACCATCAAAATCATCAAATGATGTTGAGGGGTTAAGTGCTGAATTATCAATAATACCGATGTATGTACCTTCAAATCTGCTATTAATTGACGCTTGTGACTTGTTTAAAACAATAAGACCAGCAGTACCAAGCTCAGAAATTGACATATATGTTTCATCAGCCATCATACCACTTGTACTCCATGTAAACGCATCACCACGAAGAATAGAAAGATACTCACTTTCTGTTAAGCTTACATGTGTTGGTGCACCAAAGAACGTTGTAACTCCTGTTGCACTGGCTGGATATACAAAATTTGTTGAGGATACACCAGCTTGAAGCGTAACAGCGGGATAAGCAAGTGCACTATACTGATTTGATGTCCCAAGTCCATGACCATCACCGTACGGTAAGCGATAAACTGTTACGTTAGCTGGTGATTGAAACGCAGCTCTTGTAGTGTGATACATATAACGCTCAGCTGCATTAGTTGGTACACCGAAAATTTGTTCATATTCTGAAAGCGTACTAACCTGCACCGGGTCTGATGAAGGTCCCTTAGATGCAAATCCAGGGATTAAAACGTTTGTTGGGGATGCGAGATTAGCTCTTAGTGAAAGATCAACTTCACTGATCTGTACTCCGGGACTTTGAATTGTACGTGCCATATAAAGTATTTATAAAACTCGAAGTCAATTTTTTCTTTATTTACAGACTTTCTATCTCAGAAATTGGTAAAACTTGTAATTGTGAGTAATTTAATGTAAGACTTGATTCGAGCTCACCACCGTCTCTGTATGAAAAATTAATTCCACCTAAAGCTGACGGAAAAGCATCGGTATACTTAAATTCTACCACTCTTTTATTATATTCATCAAGTCCAAATATAGAAACTGTTGTCTTGTATTGAAAGTATGACGTATTAGCGCCAGGATGTACAATACTTGTTGTTGGTATTGTTAATTCTTTTTGATCGTAAAGACTTGTCTGATCATTATTGAGCATATTTAACCAAGTATAAATGACCCAATAATTATTATATCTATTGTCTACTGTAAAGCTGACATTAATAGGTGGATATGGCTCACGAGAATGACTTGTATGTGATAGTGTCTGACCAGCATATCGTGTCTGTAGCGCCGGGACTGCAATATCTGGTACAACAGTACCAAAGACTGAAAACTGTAATGTATCCGGTAAGATTGTATTAGCTGTTCGTTCAAATTTAGAAGCAATTTGCTTCAACGCTGTAGGTACGTCTAATACCATTAAGAATTTATCTTTTCTTGTCTTATTAAAAGGACTCTGTGTATATGAAACGTTATTAGCCATAAAATTAATTTAAGCGCTTCCAACCTTGGCTTTCGTAGTCCATAATATCTGTATGCTCCGGCGCTGCACCTAAATCAAAAATCATAGGCATAGGTACAGCCTCCTCTGGATTTTTTTCATTATTATACATAGACGTTGGGTTAATAAAATATTTAATCCCGTAGTCGAGAGACTTGAGAGCTAGTGGGCGTTTATTGGTATCAAATTCTGTAATTTCAAAATACTTTTCTGTAATATCATTTTCAAGTATCATTAAAGTCCAAATTAAGCTCATTATTCTATCGTCCCAATTATCAGTACCGGGCTTGGCTCCCCACGTTCCATTAGGGTAGCGCACAAAGTTCTTAAGCTCGTTAAGTGTTCTAATATCCTTTATTCTTACCACATTAAGTTCATTTACCCAATATCTCATGTTAGTAACGCCGCGATATTTTGTATTCGTATGAGCTACTACTCCGGGCTTGTTAAAGACTTTATCGCCAGCCTTTGCGCCATATGATACTATGTTTTCATATCCTAGAGAATTTTTTAATTGATCAACAACTTGAGCGCCACAATTATTTCTTTCGACTAGAGCTGGTGGGCTACCCCAATGCTGTAGAATTTCATGTAATTTTGTTGTAAAATTAAACGGACTAATGTTGCGATTATGGTAAGTAGCTACCTGTTCTATATTACGTAAATCGGTAATATCCAGAACTTGTATAACAGAAGCCGCTTCACCGACTCCCTCAGATATATCAACTCCCACGGCATATAACCGCTCTTTATCAGGTTCTTTCCACATCAGATAATTGCCATCGTCAAATATAAATGCTGGTTCTGTACACTCAGCTTTAAGCTGATCAAAGAACGCTTCGTCAATTGCACTCTCACCAGATTGTAAAAATTGATTTTCAAACTCCTGAGCAAATTTTTCTCTACTGCCAATTGATTTAATTGTATTCTCTTTCCATTTTTCATCTCTACCTGGCACCTCCCACCAATCAACACGCTCTGCATGCCATCCATTTGTATTTGACACAGCACCCTCGTATAGGTCGTGAAAGAGATTGCCTATACCGTTAGGAGTGCTTGCAACAAATATTTTTGATTTTTTGGAAGATGATATAATAGGATAGACTGATGCCCAAAATTCTTCTACAAGGTGATTGTCAATGAAAGCCAACTCATCAAGGAGCACAACGTTTACAGAGTCACCTCTTCCAGCGTCACTACTTGTAGTACTAATACCAATACTCGACCCGTTAGCTAATGTCATTGATGTTTTACCGTATTCAATAACACCGGGCTTTAAATAATTAGGTAACATTTCATACGCTGTCCTTATTCGTTTAAAGATATTAATAGCTGTGGCTTCTTTGTTAGCGACAACAAGGATACGCTGATCTTCCTGAAAGCACGCTATCCATAGAGCGTAAATCGTAAAGAGGGTCGTCTTACCTGATTGTCTAGATGATAACAATACTACGAAACGATTGTCTCTTAACCCTCTAAGTATCTTTTTTTGGTATAAATGCAGCTCAATTTTAATCTTACCGCGATCAAGGTTTACAATATAAAAAAAACTTTCAGCAAAATATAAGATGTTTTTCTTACATTTTTCAATATCGCTAATCCATTCAGGATTTTCACTGTAATCAAACTTTGCGTCGGATGTCGGTAAATTTTCATTACCCAAATAAAATTGTTGCTTTTCTCTTTTAGTAGCCATTTAGTATAAATAATTAATACACATGAACAAAACACGCAATTTAGTTGAAATGGGTGATTTCTATGCTTCTACAGTACTTACTGAAGCAGCTAAGAAGGTTCAACCTAAAGGTACATTTACTACAGCAGATAAAAAGCTTAAGCCTGCTGAAGCAAACAAGAAGGCTTTTATTTCAAGCCCATCAGGTCCAGCCGAAGCAAGTAACTTTAAAGCCGATATTATCGACACAAAAAACAAGAAAACAAAAAAAGAAAATTTTTATGAGCCTGAAAAATTTTCGCAGGCCTCCGAGAAAATGGAAGTGGAGCCTATAAATACTTTTATGAACAAATCTATTTTTGATCGCCTCTACGAGGACGTTATGTCCGATAACATGCAAACCCCATCCGATCTCGAGCACGCTGATGCAGAAGCTCTTGAATTACCAGGTCACGAAGGTGAGACTGGCGAAGAGGAGGGCGAAGTAACAATTACACTTGATCGTGAGCTTGCTAAGAAGCTTCATGACGTTCTTATGACCGTTCTTGGCTCTGAGGAAGAGACAGGCGGCGAAGATGAGGGTGGCAGTGAAGAAGAGCTTGGCGGCGAGACTTCAGACGAAGCTGCTGAAGAGAAGGCAGACGAAGAAGATGAAGAAGAGAGCGTAAATGCTGAAGCAACAGAGCTTACAGAGCTTCCTTCAAGCAAGGGTGCGTCACTTCAGGGTAAGAACAACAAGGTTGCAGGTGTTGCATCAAGTCTCGTTACAAAGGGCGAGGGTGAGGGTAAGATCAAGCAGCAACAAGACCATGAAGGTTCAGTTCTTCCAACAAGCAAGGGTGCAACTCTTCAAGGTAAGAACAACAAGGTTGCATCAAAGACATCCAAGGTCGGTTCATATCTTGCAGGTCTTAAGTAAGTAAAACAAAAATAGATTATAAATTAAGGGCCTTAGCAATAAGGCCCTTTTTTTTGTATAAATACTATTGTGAATAGCTTCAAAGTATTTTTCGAGCGCAATAATTTTAATCCTGATTTCAATAAGAAGACAGGAGAAGCTAGACAGCATCGGCATCTTAATGATATGATACCAGATGTATCTTCACATACAAAAACCGGTGGGAAGACTGTGCCCGAGTATTGTAAGTCTGATAATAATGCTGTGCAGGAATTTGAAGCGCTAAAAAATATGAACAGCGGAGTTAAAGTTATTAATCAAGTTAAAGCACAGCAATTAAAGCAACAATTTAACCTTAAAGACTTCAATAGTACTCTTGGTAATACCAAAATCAGTATTGCTCCACATACAACTCCCGGTCTTTATATTCTTAGAAAATAATGAGTATTCAAACAAAAGAATATTATACAGGTAATCCTACTCCTCAGGTATATCCCTTAACGTTTGAGGATAATACATGCTTTCGATATACAGATAAGAATAATAATGAAAGTGAGCGGAATATGTATTCCAATTACTGGCGCGAGCAGCTTAACCTATACGGTCAAAAAGTATTATATTATACAAGCACGTTTAGCACTCTATCAGCTGATCTACTTTATGGTGAGCAACCGACACAGGAATATGCTCCGCCGCTTCCGCTTATTATTGGAGTAAATTTAAATGAAAACGCTCTTATGCTGAGCAAGTATGGCTTGCTATCTGAAGATGAAGTTACTGCGTTTGTGCATATTAGTGCGTTTTACGACAGGTTTGGATGGGGCAAGGAGCCAAAGTCTGGAGATGTATTTCAGTTGTCAGAATATGGTAGCGATCGTCCAAATGGACGTGATGGTCGGTTTTATGAAATTACAGAACGTCTTGATCAAGACATTGCACAAATCAATGTTTTAGCTGGTCACTATGTATGGCTATTAAAAGCAAAACGCTTTGAATGGTCTTTCGAGCCAGGCCTATCTGGCTCTGCTGTTAATCAGCAAGTGTTTGATGACACAAGCAATCCAACAGCATCAGGCGCTTCAAAGCCGTATGATTTTAGTGCTGATATAGCCTCTAAACAGATTTCTGATTACACACAAACAGATTACTCTGATGTGTATGGCGGATACAATTAAAGGTCACCGTTGTCCTGTTTAGCGTCGTAATCTGGAATTATTTCATTCCGTACACCTGCAATAAACACATCAGCATCTCTGCAAGATTCAAATGGAAGTTCAACTTCTGAACTAACAGTACTTTTAAAAGTATAATAATATAAATTATCTCTTTTTGTAATACTTGTTAATTGGTACGGTGTATTAACCGTGAACTGTTTTTCGCGTCTTGAGAGCTGAGGAGCCTTAGGATTTGATTTTATGCTAATACTGGTACCTGTGATGTAGTGCATGGTCGTGAAATGTTAATAAGCTCTGGAGTGCGTTCAATTTCTTCTAAATCTGATTTCATAGATAGAAAACGTTCATCAATGTATTTTTGAAAAGCAAGCGGTTTAATCCAATCAACACCAACTTCGATTGATCTTTTCTTGAGTTGATCAACTCGCTTACCAACAAGATCAATACCCTCGAGTAGACATAGCCACCGAGCATATTCATCATAACTCATGTTGTGATTGTTAATTTCGGCTTCGAGGTTATTGTAGTTTTTTAATGGTGTCGATGACATATCCGAGTATTATGTATGAAATCCGCTGAACGTCAATAATATTCTCATTTTTGTTTAGATGAATAGCGAGGGTGTGTAACGCTTCAATGTTGCTAATTGAGCTCAGAATCGTAGATGTATAAGTCTTTACAAGCTCTTGCTTTAAATTATCGTCTATTGCGGAGGCGTTTATTGCTTTAGTGACTGTTTCATTGTAAACAGTAAAGAAGTTTTTTAAAAAATTCTTTTCATTAAAAACGTTTTGTTTAAAATGCGCAATGCCTTCATCCATTGATTTAGAATTTTGAAAGCTAGAACGTTGCTTTATTAAACCTATAATTTCATCAAGCGATAACTGCTTTGTAGTGGTAAGTGCAGCAAACGGATCGGCTACTGTCTCTGCCGTAAGCTTTGTAATGCTGTCAGGAATTTCCATAATTATTCTGCATCAATAACCGGAACCGGGAGCAATGTAAGGCTATCAACCATAGCAAGAGTTTCGGTGATAAGCGCAGTTTCCGGTACAATATACACACTGACGTTCTTTTGACAATGATCGCATTTGTATGTGTTATTAGTATTGAGTACAATAGGGACAAATTCTGTTTTACGTAATGGACACGGACACGTTACTTCTAAACCTTGTAAGCTAAATTCCTTAATTCTTTCATTTTCAAGCTTTTTATTCTTTAATGCAACGACAGCATTTAAGATAGATACAAAAGCGTAATTGAGTCCAAACTGAGCTATAATACCGAGTGATATCCCATATAAGAGTGGTACATTAAAAGTTTTTAATATAAAGCCAATAATAATTGCCGCAATTATAAGTGCACTTAACTGAAGAGTTAGTTTACGAAGCATTATAATAATATAATGCGTTAGCTAGTAAAATCAAGCGTTCTTACTTAGAGTAATAAAGATTTTGTTGAGCTCAGCAAGAGATTTATTTAAACACTCAACAATTGTTTCAATTTCCTTAACAGCTTTTTCGTCATCTTTTACAAGCGGATTACGTAAAGCATCACCGAACATTTTAATTGCGTTTGTTGTTCCTGTAAGCACATCTCCAAGCACAGCTACGGAGTTTGGAAGTGGGTATGGTAGAACTTTATCAGCTTTAGCATCATTTGGACTTTGTGTTACAAGATCATGATTTGTGCTAAAAAGATCCTTAAACTTCATTCTCTGTGCAGCAAATTCTCTAGAGGCCATACCTTGGACCCATTTGTTATAATACGACACAGTGTCTTCAAATAGAACTTTCTTTTTCACTTAAAATTATTTAGTCTCTGCTATAAATACATATATGAGTTATTTTAAGACAAGGTTTGATTATATTCTTGAAGCGGATGATGCAACACCGCCTGTGCCAGCTACAGACAAGGCCGCAATGGCTCAACAACTCGATACAGCACAACCAGCAGATTTTGATGTTAAGCCAGCTGAAAGAGCTCTTAGAGTTGATCATGCTAAGATCGAACAAGCTAACGCTTTAAACTCATGGATCGGTCAAATTGATGAATTTATTAACTTTTTAAATGGAACTAATGAAAATTCTATTCAATCAAAACTTCATGCAGCATCTTGCGATACAATGTTTGAGGATATTGCACGAAGTGAGAAGAAGAAGATTTCTCGTCTTGCTGCTGAGCTTAGCTCATTGAGTGAATCCTTTAAGGGATATCTTATCTCGTCAAACGATCGCTGATAAAAGCAATTTCGCTTTTAATCCCTGATGGGAATTAGAGACAATAAAGTTCGGTGATACTTCATCGAGCTGTTGCGCAATACAAGCGTCATTTAAGTCCTTGTAAACTCGGCCTACTTTCTCAGGCCATATAAAAACAGTTTCACCGTTATCAATTAACTTCTTTGTCTTTGTTTTACTAGCTTGATCTAGCCACTGACTGTCTAGAACCCATATCCTCTTATACAAATTAAAATTATTAATTTGCTGCTGTTGAATGCCGGAGAACATATTATTACTGTGTTCTTGTATACCAGCTACGGCTGTCCCGTTACGGACGAAAAAAGCATCAATTGGACCTTCGAAAATAAAAATATAATCGATGTCAGGTGTTATCTTATCAAGATTGTATAACGACTTATCACCGTTTATCTTGCTAAGATATTTGGGTAATTTTTTATTCCCTTGTTCTATTATTGTTCTAGACTGATAAAAGACAATATCACCGCTCTCATTATAAAACGGTATAATTAACCGGTTTTGATGTACTCTATCTGTTAACGATAGCCATAAAGCGTTTGGGCGATTTACAGCAGTGTCAATTCTTCTGGTCTTTAAAAGCTCTAGAGCCTTTTGAACCACAATATTATTCTTATGATACTCAATCTGATTTGCGTCGAACAAATTAATACAATCAAGCGGTAGTTTATGTACATGTTTAACCGTAGGCGCTTCATTCTTGTCCTGAAGGATATCGGTAGGTAGAATATCATATGTGCTTACTTCCTTGACAATCTCGCTATAACTTTGACCTGTTAACTCTTGTATCCATTTAAGCGGCTTACTATACCACCCGCAATTATGACAACAAATAACACTATCGTCAACAATATAATAGCATCGACGCTTCTTTAACCATGACTTGCCTTCTCTGCAAATTGGACAGCCTGCTTCGTAGGTATTAACAGTTTTTTTGTACTTCGGGTACCCAGCATATTGATAGAATTTTTGAACAATATAATCCTGCGGTAAAATCACATATTAACTATAGTATCAAAAATACTATAAAACAAGATCTATTTAGATCTACTTTGAAATATCTTTTATTGAAACGATACCCTTGCGGATAAAGGAGCCAGATGCAGGATCGATATATTCAGCTTCAACGATTTCTTGCTGTCCGCGAATATATGTCTTTAATCTTGGCTTAACAGGCTCACCGCTTATGGGTGACTGTATAATTTTTGGTTGTATTAAATCCATAAGGATATTTAGTCAGTTGCAACAGCATTACTAGGATCGTTCTTGATGTATTGTAGTTTGCATACATCATACACAAATGTAGGTAGCTTTTCCACTACATCGACGATTTTATCTTTTATACCTAATTTAAACTTATCGACAGGAATCCGTCTCGGTGACATGTTTGGTATTGTTAAAAAATTATGATCATTACCTGTAGTGTTCATAAAGACAAGGAGCTCGCCAAGAAGTGCTCCAGCTGTAACTGCATATATGTACCGAGGCTGTGGGTGTTGTTTGTAAGAAGTAAACCTCGACTTAACCTTGCTCAGAATCGTCTTCATTTATGTTATTATGAAAGAATTTATTAATTAGTGTTACAAGCGAATCTGCTTCCTGTTGATTACGAGCTGATATACAATTTACAGGTTCGCCTTCAAAGGTATACCCGAGAATAATAAAAGATGGTAAGAATTCTTCAATAACACTACTAAGAGCACGTAAATCTTTTTTAATTCCTTTTTCATTATTAAGTTTTTCTTCTAATGAAGAAACCATCGCTTTGCGTATTATTTCTTTAGTTTCTGAATCAATCTCCGTTGTCTTCTTAGCCCTAGTAGATTTACTTGGCTTATTGTTAGGGCTTTTGTCCTTCATTACCATTATTTATTCCTTTTGGCATGTAT